TAGTAATAGCGTGACTCCATCTCTACCTGCCATTGGCTCGGCTTATGGGGGTGGATATTTTGCGGGTCAAATCAATGTCAGCGGTACAGTCTATAACCTAGTTGTTTCTGATAAGACTGTTGGTCAAGTTTACCAATACAACTGGGGGCCAAATAGCACGACAACAGGCATAACATCAGTTATAAATGGCCCAACTAACTCGGCATCTTTGGCAGCCTTGGGTGGAACTTATGCTGCCGCAACATTTTGCGAAGGTTTAAATACTGGAGGTTTTACAGACTGGTATTTGCCATCTAAAAATGAATTAGAAGTTTTATATTATTTCTTGAAGCCTGGAACTGGTTCAAATGATACAGCTTCTGGTTCAAACGCAAACGCAGTATCACCAGAGCCAATTAGCACCAATTACACAACAGGTTCACCAGCCCAAACATCTGCTGTTGATTTCACCACTTCAACACAAAAAATTGATGGTGTTCAATTCTCAAGTACAGAAACTGGTGCATCAACAGTTTTAGGTCAAGATTTTTCAGATGGCTCACAATACACAACATTAAGCAAAACTTTTGCTTTCTCGTTTTCAAGAGCAATTCGTAGAGTTTTAGCATAAAAGGAAAAACATGATTTACTTATCAATCACTCAAATTGACGCATCTACAGGCATTGTTTGCACAGCCGAGCCAATGCGTACAGGCCCATCTTATCCACAGATTAAAAACTGCGATATTGTTTGGTGCAACAAATCAACTTGGCCTATTGCTACAACGGCTGAAGGCGCACACACAGTAGCACCTTTGTTCTTTGGTACTTGTGCTGACGATGCTGATTTAAGTGTTTCTGGTGTAGTGGCTACTTATACGGCTGAAGAATACCAAGCGTTAAAGACTGCTGAACACCAAGCCCGTAAGCCATATCCTAGTTGGATTGGCAACGAAGAAACAATGACATGGGATGCACCAACTCCTTATCCACAAGATGATAAAGAATATTACTGGGATGAGCCATCTGTTTCTTGGGTTGAAAGCACAAGGGTAGTCCAACTGTGAAAACTTTTGAACTTGGTTACTTTGGCAACATCTGGGTCAAGCAAAATGTGCTTGAACTAGCTGGCGAGGCTTTTAATGGACATGAGCATAAGTTTGACCATGTGACTTTATTAGTATCTGGCAAAGTAAGTGTTGAGTTGGAAGGTAGTGATGCGAAAGAGTTTACTGCGCCTACATTTATTGTTATCAGAAAAGAGCATCGACACAAGATAACTGCGTTGGCAGATGGCACAGTTTATTATTGTGTTTATGCGTTAAGAGACATTGATGGCGAAGTGATGGAAATATTTGGCCCACAACATGACCCAGAATCTGCAAGCGGAAGAAACGAAGGTTACTGGGAAAAAGTTAAAGCGTTGGAGTTGAAATGACACAAGAAGTAACCCACGAACAAATCTACGAAAGACTGCTTGCAGTTGAAACTAAGGTAGATACCATCGACAAGAACACAAAGGGTCTTGTAGAGGCTATAAACGCTTTAGATGGGGCTTTTAAAGTCTTGGGATGGGTAGCCTCTGCTGCCAAACCTATTTTGTGGGTGGGTGCGCTGATTATGGCTGCTGGTGCTATCTGGCAGACTTGGGTAAAAAAATGAAAGATTGGGCTGTGGCTTTTACTACCGCAGTCCTGTTTTGCATTACTGTTATTTGGTGTGCCTACATTATTGTGTGGGCATGGTATTAGCGTTTTTGTTGGCTGTAACCATAGAGTACAGATGTATTAAGTGGGTTTGGGTTGGGGATGTGTACAACCGAAAAGTCTACTGTATTGAATGGAAAAAGGTAGATAAGAAATGATAGACCCAATCACGGCACTAGCTGGCATACAGTCAGCAATCAGCATGGTCAAGAAGGCAGCTAATGTTGCCAATGACTTAGGCTCACTTGCGCCCATGATTGGTAAGCTATTTGACGCTAAGTCTGTAGCTACCAAGGCGATGCTTCAAGCCAAGCAGTCTGGCAAAGGCTCAAACATGGGTACGGCTCTCCAGATTGAGATGGCTTTAGAGCAAGCCAGAGCGTTTGAAGAAGAACTCAAGATGTTGTTTATGCAGACAGGCAAGATTGACGTATGGAACAAGATTAAGGCTCGTCAAGCAGAGATGGACTTGGCAGATGCTAAAGAGATAAGCGCATTAAAGAAAGCAGAGAAAGCAGCCAAAGAGAAAGAGCAAGAACAACTAGAGATTGGTTTGGCAATAGGTGGAATCTGCTTTGTATTGTTTTTAGTCTTTGTTGGTGTAAATGAGTTAATGGAATTCTGTGCAACTACTCGTAGATGTGGCAGATGAATGAGTACCAAAAGACCTTTGACTTATGCTTAAAAATATTTGTCTATGGACTTGTGGCTTTGTATTTTTTAGGCTTTTTAAAGTTTCTTCCTGACGATTTGTCGGACAGAATTGTTAATCTCCTACTTAATCGTATTGGACTTGGTAAATGAGATATTTATTGTTTCTGTTACTGCTAACTGGTTGCGATGAGAAATATCGTTATTTTTGCCAAAACCCAGACAACTTCCATGCTGAAACTTGTCAAAAACCTAGATGCCAATTCACTCAGACTTGCCCTGAGTATTTGGTTGCCCCAATCTTGGAGAAAAAAATCAATGACGTACAACCAGAAACAAAAGCTAACAACTGAAGAAATTGAGGTTAGGGTCTGGAGTATTGTGGTGCTTGCTGTCACCCTGATTCTTTTCTTTATCGTAATTTCTTTGCTCTACTCTGTGACGTTTGTGACTCAGCCAATCAAGAGTATGGCCCCGATTGACCAAGCCTACACCAAGATGCTGAACGACATTGTTCTGCTAATTGTTGGTGGTATCGGTGGAGTTATTGGCAAACGAGCAATGACTTCTAGGCAACAACCGCAACAGCCAATGTGTCAGCCAATGGGTTATGGTCAACAACATGGCTCATCTTATGCGCCTCCGCAATCTGCGTATGGTTTGCCTAGTCAACCATTCGGTGCTATGCCTGTTTGGAAGAATCCAGAACTAGATGAGAACTGGACTCCTCCTCCTCCTCCTGATACGCCTCCAGACCACTTGGAAGACGATTACGTTAGAGAAGAAATAGCTAATGCAAGAAAAGAGGCTGAGTAATGTTGCCCATACCATATTTGTTATTGGCTTTATCTCTTGTTTTATTTGGTACATACCAAGGTGGATACCATATTGGGTGGACAGATAGAGATGATGATATGAAAATTGCCATTGCCCAAAAGAATGATGAGGCTCGTTTAATCGAGCAAAACATGAGTGAGAAACTTAACAAACAATCTGCCAAACTACAGGAAGCCAATGATGCTATCAACAAAAAAACTACTGCTCTTGCTGTTGCCAATCGTGCTGGCAAGTTGCGCCTCTGCCCCTCCAGTAACGTACAAGCCTCCACAAGTGCCTCCATTGCCTCCGCAGATACAAAAGCAACCAGTGAATCTGACAGACCGACTGACACAGCTTCTGATGCCGAAAGAGCAACCATCGATGCCATTGCAGAAATAGTTGCACAGGGCGATAGAAATACTATTGCACTCAATGCGTGTGTGGACTCATATAACGAAGTAAGGAATCTCTTAAATGGTAAGCCCTGACCAACTTAAAAAGATGCACATTGACCCTGTGTGGGCTGACGCACTTAACGAGACTTTTGAGCGTTTTGATATATCTACACCTGCTAGACAAGCTGCTTTCATTGGGCAATGTGGGCATGAGTGCGCTAACTTTAGAATCCTTGAAGAAAACCTAAACTATCGTGCCGAGACATTAACAAAGATTTGGCCCAAACGATTTCCTACTTTAGAGTTTGCTAAACAGTTTGAGAAAAATCCACGAAAAATTGCCAATAGCGTTTACGCAAATCGTATGGGAAACCGAGATGAGGCTTCTGGGGATGGGTATCGTTTCCGAGGCAGGGGTGCGATTCAGCTTACTGGACACGCATCTTACTTTCATGCAGGTCAGGCTTGTGGTGAAGACTTTGTAATGAATCCTGACCTTGTAGCTACGCCTAGATACGCTGCCATGACAGCAGGGTGGTTCTGGAACACCCATAAGCTAAATCAATATGCTGATTCTCAAGATTACAAAACTTTAACAAAGAAGATAAATGGTGGGTTTATTGGTCTTGAAGACCGAGTTAAACACATAAATGAAGCCTTACAGGTTTTAACAAGTTAAATATAATTGTCATAAATACTGTATAAGGTGTTGAAATGCCTAACATTCCTACACCAGAAGATGCAGAACTGTTCGCACAAAGTGTCAAAAAGTGGCAACAAGTGCTAAGTCTTGGTGATTGGAGAATCGAGAAAGGCATGAAGCCAGCCAAGGCAGCAATGGCTTCTGTTGAATTTACACCTGCTGCAAGACTTGCTGTTTATCGTTTGGGTGACTTTGGTGCGGAAAAGATAACATCTGATTCACTTGATAGAACTGCTTTACATGAGTTGCTTCACATCTTTTTGCATGACTTGATGTGTGTAGCTACAGACCCTAAATCTTCAGATGAGGAAATAGAGATGCAAGAGCATAGAGTTATCAATCTGCTAGAAAACTTACTCTCTAAGGATTCCAATGGGCGCACATAATGAAACTTGTACGGACATGGAGTTCATCCAGTTATGGGGTCAACTTCAATCTGCACAAAGAATGGCAGAACACCTTGGTATAAATAACAGGGCAGTCCATTTGCGTAGAAGGTGGATTGAAAAAGAATACAACATGACCCTCAATGCGAAAGACCATAGAGGTGATTTGTATAACAAAAACAGACCCAAGTCTTTCTCTCCTTTAAAGCAAGTAGAACTTGGCATACTGGACGGAACAGTTATTGTGTTCTCAGATGCTCACTTCATTCCTAGTCAGCGTACAACAGCCTTTAAAGGGCTTCTATGGGCTATCCAAGAGTTCAAGCCCAAAGCTATCATCTGTAACGGAGATGCGTTTGATGGTGCGTCTATATCAAGGCATGACGTAACTGAACAACCAGCGACTACTGTTATTCAAGAGTTAAAAGCCTGTCAGGGTGCGCTTAACGAAATAACGGAGATTGCAAAGTCTGTCCGACATAATGTAAAGCTACTGTGGACATGGGGTAATCATGACGTACGCTTTGGCAATCGTTTAGCGCAACACGCACCACAATTTAAAGAAGTATTGGGCTTTAAGCTGACAGACCACTTCCTAGATTGGGAATTCTGTTGGGCAGTATGGCCTACCGAGGATGTGATTGTTAAGCACCGATACAAAGGCGGTGTTCACGCTACTCACAACAATACAGTTAATGCTGGTGTGTCAATCGTTACTGGACACTTGCATAGCCTTAAAGTTACCCCATTTAGCGACTACAACGGATGTAGATACGGAGTAGATACAGGAACACTTGCTGAGACTGATGGCCCACAATTTACCTATGCCGAAATAAACCCTAGCAACCACAGGTCAGGGTTTGCGGTGCTAAACTTCTTTAATGGCAAACTATTGTGGCCTGAGTTGGTTCACAAGTTTGAAGAAGACCAGATTGAGTTTCGTGGTGAAGTAATTGATGTAGGTGCATTTTGAGTGCTTGGCTAATTATCTTAACTGGTGGCATCTACGCCTACATTGCTGCTGAACAACTTTACAGAGGCAACCCAAGCATGGCTGTGGTGTACGCAGGGTACGCTTTTTCAAACGTGGGTCTGTACTTGTTGGCTAAGTAGTGTCTTTCTGAAAGACTCCGTTAGGTAAAAGAATTCCCTTGCGATTCTTAATCTGGTCATAGG